ATAGTCTTGCCCTCAAGTTTCTTGATAGGCTTCATACTTTCTCCTTTTAACTTACATTTGTCCGAAGCGAGTCATAGCGATATTCGTCGCGTCTTCCTCTTGCTTCAGCTCTATTTTTCAATCTTGCGATTTCTTGTTGGAATCTGTTTTCGTAAGTTGTTAGTAGATCTGGTTCACCCTTCATAAATGTATAGCCCTCGACTAACGAGCCATAAAGCAGAGCATCTCGGGCGTTGAATGAAAGCCAAGTGCCACTGGTATCAGTAACTAAACTGTTTGGTTTGTATAGATAATGCAATTCCACTGTATAGTTTGCATCAGGTAAAGGCGCGACAACGATAGTTGTTCCAGAACTTCCTGAAGTGCTGTATTCCTTATCAAAGTCAGCGTAATATAAAGGCAGCCCTCTCAGGCTGGTATCAGTAATATCAGGAGTAAATTCCTGCATAAAACTTGGGTGTTTCTTGTCCAGAAAACGATAGTCATTAGAACTATCTATTACTGCTAACGAAAAACTTAATATGAAGTCGTTAGGACAAGTTAAAAATCTATTACCTGTCGTAAGACTACCCGTTACGTTTTTCCTAAAGAAATCTTCTTGTACTAAATTAAATATTCTATCCTCTGCATTTTTTATAAAATCAGGAATAGTGTCATTAAAAGTCGTTTCGTCGTAATCGAGAAAGCTTTTAATTAGTGTCAATAATTGAGTATAAGTCATGTTGTGATTGTAACTGTTCCAACACTACCTGTCATTTCAGGTGTAGAAAAATTACTACCTAGAATTGACGGATTCATAGACAAAGAATTAATACTTGTAGAAGTAAAGTTATTTGAATCTGATACTACTACGAATCCTTCTCCTACCTCTTTGTCATTGTTCGGTCTTGGCTTGTATAAAGCCTCTGGATCTACTACTACTGGCCTTGGGTCAATTTGCGGGGCTTTTGGCTCAAAGCAAAATGGACAAGTTTTAAGATTGTTCCATTCTTCTCTAAGTTCATGTAGTTTGTATTCAAAACCACATCTGTCGCAGAGTGCTTTTGCGAATTTGCCAACAGCGTAAGCCACTAATAGCTACTCCTCATAGATGGTTTAATACGAAATGATGCTCTATCCTCGTCTTGATCAGCGGCACGTCTAAATTCTTCTTCATAAGCAGCTTTTAGCATTTGCATACGATCTGGCGCTCTTTTTATTGATATATAGTATGCCAAACCTGCTGCAAAACATGGGTAAAAACGAAAAGGCATATCCATAGTGTTGATAGCCGTATCTGCATCGTCCATTCTGACTATTTTATTGAATAACAGAACATCTGTAGAATTTTCTGGTGATGGCCAAACTTTGATAACAGGTGTCGTAAGCTTGTCAAAGAAAAATTGGGATGGTCTGCTTTTGGTAGACTTGTTAGGTATATTTAAATATTCAGACCTGCTTATCCTTGTCATGCTTGTATCGGTTACTTCTGAATTAACTGTTCTACGCAAAGACATATCAAGTATATCTATTACGTTTGCGTTAAGAGTATAAGATTCTGTACCTTCTGTTAGAGCTTGCGTAGTTTGTTCAATTGTCCACTGGTTCAAACCTCTGTTTGCCCACTCAGCCAACATTAAATTAATTGATCTTTTAGCTGTTCTGAGGTCGTAGCCAGTTCTAAGCTCTATACCGCACCTTTCAAACGCTTCCTCTACGAACTCAGTTACATTAGGCTCAAAATCTGTACTGCCCGAAAGTGCCATTATTTTTTCTTTTTAGTGCTTTTTAAAGACCTTTCAATCTGTGCAGCTTGTTTGGCGTGCAGTCTTGAAGCGCCTTTTAGTTCTTTAATAAGTTTTCTCTTTTGTGCTATTGATAAATCTGCCATTACTCGTCCTCCGCATATAAATTATCAAAGATTCTGTTTACGTCTAATGTATAGTCTAAATCAGACTTAGAATAATGTATATGCGCAGATGGACGAAAATCTGGTGGACCCTCTCCTGTTACAAACCAGGCTGGATGTGTAACTCTTACTCTGTTGTTAGGTAAAGCAACTATATTTCCAGTCCATTCGCCAGCATCTAAGAGTTGCATAACATGACTTTGTTTATGCTGCGCTGGGTCATCAGCTATCTCGTTTTCTGCATAATCTACTGTAAATAAATATTTAGCTGGAAATAATTGTCCGTCTATTTTTGCAAGCCAGGGACAGGGTGTTGCCCTATCTATGACATATACAGAATTATGATGCGAAGAACAATCCCAAGGTTGTGCATCGTGAACAGCCATAGGTTCTGGCCATTCTTCAAAAGGTATGTCTGCCACCAGTGCGGTTATGGGCATCCTTGCCCACATAGCTCCGCCATGTACTGTATCTTCTTCTTCTCCCTCTGCTTCAATGCCAGTGAATATTACTTGAAAACTTAGGCATCTGGTAGGCATAGTTGTAACGCCCACTGCCATAGCATGCAGAAATTCTCCATGATATTTTTCGTGATTATGGGTATATTCTCTTCTTACCCAACACTTAAAATATGGGATGTTGCTATATAGGTACGCCACTATCTCTTGGAGTTGATAAAGGCTTTACCAAAGCCTCTTTTAGCAACTCCAACAGCTTTTGTGTTTTTTCTTGTTCTGTTTTTGCCACCACTACTCATACCTTTTGATTTTGCAACTCCGCCCCTACGCATACCTTTAGATACTTTACCTCCATACTTCATACCTTTAGATTTAGTAGGTCCGCCAGCTGCGTATCCCTTAGACTTCATTGGCCCGCCTTTTTTCATCCCTTTGGATTTTATAGGCCCACCTTTTTTCATTCCTTTTGACTTCATCGGGCCGCCTTTTTTCATGCCCTTGGATTTCATAGGACCTCCTTTGGCCATACCTTTCGACTTCATGGGTCCGCCCTTTTTCATTCCTTTAGACTTCATAGGTCCACCTTTTTTCATACCCTTACTTTTCATTGGCCCACCTTTTTTCATTCCTTTACTTTTCATAGGCCCACCTTTACGCATGCCTTTTGATTTTGTTTTGCCTCCACCTGCAAATCCCTTAGTTCTTTTAAACATATAAAACCTCTACTTTTTTTTGTTTGTTTTCTTAGCAGCTGTTTTTTTAGCAGCTGGTTTCTTTGCAGCCTTTTTCTTAGGCATGTTCAAATAAATTCTTGTTTCTTCCACAGGTTCGTCAGGTCTTACTTTAGCATTTTGCCTGGCCTTTAACTTGGCTTCCATTTCTTTATCTGCTTTTGTAGCCATAATTTTCTCCTAAGATATAGTCGTCACTTTACGACGGTTGCTCATAACTTTACCACAGCCTCTTGCTATGAATCCATTTTTTTTATTCGTATTATTTTTTATACGTGCTACGCCGCCTGTTCCCATTGATACTCTTGCCTTCTTAGTGTTCGCCACGACAGTCTTGCCCTTTGCTCCAGCGGCTTTCTTTTTTCTTGCTGTTTTTGCACGTTCTGCTTTTGATAAACTTTGGGCTTTAGCTTTAGGTAAACACCTATCTGGGTTCTTTTTATTTTTACTGGTACCACAAGGTCCTTTGATTGAACCGTCTGTACCAATCCTAACCCAGTTTTGCTCTCTCCACTGTTTAAGTTGGCCCATTATCTTAATCTATCGGACATTACTTTCCCCTGACCTCTTACATTGAAGACTAAGCCACCACCTGCTTTTTTTACCCGTTTCTTCTTTTTAGAACCTTTTGCATAATTTGGATCTTTACAATATTTTGATGCAGCCATATTGGCATAAGCTGACGGGTATGTATCAAAAGTTCGCTTTGCCCAAGCTTTTCCTTCTGGACAAATCTTACCTCCGCTTTTTGCTTTTTTAGCCATTATTTTATTCTACCATGTTTTTTTCTTATCGCATCTTTACCGCGTCTGAAAATTTCTGCTTGCTTCGGCTTGCCGCCGTATTTTGATCTCTGCTCTCCAACAGTTAGAATTTGTATTTTTCTAGCAAAAGGTTTACGTATTTTTTTCACCTTTGCAACAGTATCTCTAGCATTTTGAACTGTAGCGTATTTTATAGATACAGTATCTTTTGGGTTTTCGTCTGTATACAAACGCCTATCGCTACCCTTTGGTTTTTTTCCTGTACCTACTTTCGGGTCACGTCTTTTTGCCACCTAGCATCTCCACTGTCTCCTAGACCAATAGTTAGCTTTTGTTCTGTCATCTCCTAGATTCTTACTACGAGCGCAGTATGCTTTTCTTTTCTTAGGATTATTTGGATGTGCGCCTAGTTTTGGATCACCAAAAGTCACACGCTTAATTTTTCCAGAGGACGGAACTCTTACAAAAACTTCTCTTGTTTTTTTTCCAAAACCAGGAGAACCTTTGGGAATCCTCCTGGGTTTGTTAAGAGTTACCTTTTTCCCCCTGTATTCAGCCATTAGTAATTTTTATTCAATACCAGAATTATTGAATAAGCATCGCCGCTAGAATGACCAACAGTTGTAAAATCAATATCACCTGTAACGCCAGATCCAGCATTATTTGGTATGCCGCTAAATCTATCGTCGTAATATTCATCTCCTGTACTGTCAGCTGGTAAAGGTATTGCTAACACATTTGTACTTGCATCGAACTCAATATCAACGCCCATACCTCTAGTTGCCCAATAAATCCTAGCTATTGACACACTTGTGCATGCTGCACCTGTACTGTTAGCTTGTAGCGCAGAGACATCTACTTTTTTTACAGAAGATTCTCCAGTGCCGTCTGATTCATTGGTAAATTTTAAAATAGCAACTCTTTCACCATCCTGAATAGTTTGGGATGTTACTGTATCAGCCATTATAAGCCTCCCTTATCTTTCGACTGCCGCTACTACGTAATCAATAGTCATAGTTTGAGCAGAAGCTTCGCCATTTTGAATTCCAAAAGAAACAGTCAGTTCTTCATCGTCAGGTAAATTAGTTATAGCAACTCCTACAGGTTCTGCGTTGTCTATAGAGTAAAAAACTTGAGAAGCATTTTTATCCAAAAAGAAAGTAGTTGTTATAAACGTGTCATCAGACATGGTTGCTACGTCTTCTGTTGTAGTGGCGCTGTTGTCTTTTTCTACTAAGAAATCAAGACCAGCATCGCCATCAGCGGATATGAAGAATACACCGTCAGTAGTATCTAAAGGTGTGGTATCTGTAATACCAAGACCCATAACAAAGTCTGATTGATCAACGTCATTTACTTTGAATCTGGCCGAAAAGTAAGCGTCTTTACTTGTACTAAGTTTAAAACCCTCGCCTTTTAGCTGTAAAAAGTCTAAGTCGTTGTCGCCAGCCGCGTTAGTTATTAATAAAGCACCGCCAGCAGATGATGTAACTGCTTCAGAAGCGCTACCAGTACCAGCTTCAGTAGTAGTTACTGTCCAATCACCAGAGTTGTAAGTGAAAAAATCATTTTGGTACATATAGTACGTTTGATCTGATGGGTATGGAACGAACATAGGTTGGTTTTTCTTATGCTGCGTAGCTTCAGTATTACCAGCCCATAGTATTAAGTTTTGAAAATGTGGATTAGCCATCTTGAACTCCTTATATTTGTATTAATGGAAACCGTAAACGGCCCTCATCAAGCTAATTAATTTATAAACCAATTTAAGTTTACACATCTACAAAGTAACAGGCAAGAAAAAGGGATGCCGAAACATCCCTTTCCCCTAGTAGTCGGGTGACGGTGACTACTAAGCCATTAAGCTCCTTGAGAACCGAATACAGCTCTAAAGTTTGAGAATCCAAAAGAATATCTCTCTCTAGCTTTGTATCTCATGTTGCCTGTATCGAAATCACCTTCTAACGCTGTAGAAAGTGGAGATCTTTCAAAGTGCTTGAATCCATCAGGACAATCAGTTTTGATGAAGAAAGCATCCGTATCAGTTAGGTAGTGGTTTACTACGTAACCATCAGGAAGCATGCCCATATTTCTAATTGCATTGATGTCATTATCAGAAGTTCCTACTCTCCCTGGAGTTTGTAGAAGTCTATCTGCAACAAATTGAAGTTGAGGTGGAACGATTAGTTTCATTCCTCTCAAGGCTATAACCAAACCTCTATCATCAGTAAATGTTGATATTGAAATCAAGTAATCTTCTAATGAAGTTTCGTTAAGGTCAGCCATAGTAGTAGCTCTGTTAGCTAAAGTTCCACCACCGCTAAGTGGATGGTCTGTAGCAATCAGAGATTTACCATCGCCTCCTGCTGTAGAGAACGCATTGTTCAATACGGCAGCAGCCTTAATTTGTTTTGTGTTTGCCATTGATCTTGCTAACGCCTTGGTATATCTAGCTCCCAAGCGGTCATAAAGATTATCTTCAACAGCTTCTTCTGTTAATGCAAAAGCCAAAGCAACAGTTTCGTGTGTGTAACGCGAAGTGTAGCCTTCAGTAGCGTTATCAAATCTAACGCCAGTTCCTTCAGCTTTTACTTCTGCATTACCGAAACCTGAAATAAGAACTTCTTCTTCAAACGCTCTGTCCGAAGCTTCAGTTTCAAATATTTCAGCGTGTTCAGCTTCATACCTGGAGTATTCCAACCCAAAAAGGGCGTTCAATCCAGGCTCTAGTTCTTTCGCTAATTGCGCTCTATTTATTGCCATTATTAAACTCCCGTTACAGTGGTGTAGAAATGCTCATTAATATATACGATTGCATTTATATTTGCGGAACTCGTATCGCTATTATCAGGATCAGTTGAGAATCCTACGATTCTAAACTGAGCTGTAGTAGCTGCTGTGGTAGAAGAAATTTCTGCCGCAGACATACCAGTTTTTGTAGATCCAGAAGTGTAAGCTAACTCTACGTTGTTACCTACAGCTGTCTGAGCTAAAGATCCTGTGCATTGCACTTCGAAAAGTGTATTAGGATCATCTTCAACAAATGCAACAATATCCGAAGAGGTAGTTTGTGTAGGATAGTGAGATGAGAAAATTACATCACCAGTGCTATCTGTAAACTTACAACCTCTGAATATTCCCAATAAAGTTGTTGCAGCACCTGCTACTAAAATAGTACCAGTGTTCAACATCTTAACTGGGTCGCCCGAAAAGATATTTCCAGTTGCGCCCGAAGCAATCGAATATTCGGTTACGCCTTCATTATTGTGCGAACCGCCTTTTTTGCCTACTGAACGAAACCCGAAAGGTGCATCTTTATTTGCCATAATAAGTTTTCCTTATTCAGTCAGTTAATTAAAAGGAGTAACTAATCTCTGTTACCCCCGCCAAAAGTTACGCTTGTTTTTCTCTCTGGTTTTAAAATCGGAGAGCTTGGATCAGATTCCCTCATCAAATCGTTGTCAACTGCGTCTTGTTGCAGTTGAGCGCGGTCTTGAAAGTAGGCGTTCCTTTCATTTCGCGTTTCTTTAGGAATCTTGGCCAAAAGCAAACCACCCACAGAGACTACTCCTGAGTGCTTTCCATCGTCAAGCGTGGGAATCTCAAAATCATCTAACTCCTCTGCTCTAACAAGGTCGAAACCTTCTCTGAGTCTAGCAGTCACATTCTTTTTATCTTCCTGTCCAACGATTTCAGCCCGTATCCACCTATAATCATATCCTTCAGGTGGTTCAGGTGTCTCCAACATGGAGGGACGACGCCAAGGTTTGCGAGCAGTATCTTTCGCTCGAGTTTCAGCAGAACGCGGGGTTCTGTTTTCAGTAGATGCTTGAGCATCAATTGATTCGTTTTGTTCTATTTCGTTTGTCATTTGTCTACCTTTTTACGTGTTTAGCATATTCTTGTAACGGTACATTCAAACGACGTGCCATTTCGACTTCGGCCTTAGTTAGCCTCACTTGTCGTTTGCGTCCAGAGCTTTCGCTTCTACCTGCGGGCGCTACAGTTTGCTGTATTCTGCCTTTAGGCTCTGCCTCTCCTCCACCACTAAACTTGTGTGGAAATTCAGCTCTTATACGTTTATCGATTTCAGTATAGTACGTTGGGTCATTCGTATCAAACCCTTCTTCCTCTACTAATCTTCTGTGTATGTTAAATGCCACAAGTGTCATAGCCTCATCCTCACCAAACCACTCATTTTTACTGGCCCAATCTTCTGCTGCTGGGTCAGGTTGCGGGGCTTGTTGAGGTTGTTGTATACCTTGCGGTAAAGGAGTTTGCATGTACTCCGTTGTAGGTTCAATAGACAATCTACCATTAGCTATCTTGCTTTCTTCAACAGTAATCTTGTCGAGTATATCTTGAGCTTTGGTTACTTTGTCCCAATCTTGATCTTGATAAGCAGATTTTAAAACAGCGTTTGCTTGCGCTCTTTGTGCCTTTAGTCTGTTTTCAGCTTCCGATTGGTAATTTTCGGCATATTGATTGGTGTTTTGTTTTAAAACTTCATTTTCAGCCTGTAGGTTTCTAGCATATTCGTATGCTGATTGAGCCGCGCGTTCTTGTTCGCGCATTTTCTTAGTTAAGGTCTTGATCCTTTTCTGGACATTTTTAGAATAATCTTCTAACTCGTCTTGCTCTGCATCGACTTTTGCTTCTTGTTCAGAAACATCTTCGATAGGAGCTTCAAC